TAAGTTAGAACCTTGTGTTGTTAATTTATCTAATAGTCCCATGTTTATTAATTTAAGATTTATTATAAATATTAGAAATTATTGAGTTTTATAAGTGCTCATAGCCATTGCAGTACCTACTTTAGTACCGTCGAGATATACTGTTCCTTCTTTATTAGCTATTTGGGTTAATATAGCTCTCATTTCTTTAAATTCAGCCATAAGTTTATCTAAGGGAATAACTGCTTCAGCCCCGGCTTCACCAACTAATGCTCTTGTTGGTTTAGTTACAATACCACCTATAGCTAGTTCAGTATCTTCTCTTTCGCCAAATATTTTATTTCCAAGATAATCTCCAAGCATACTACCTCCTACAGCTCCCCCAATAGTGCCTGCCCCCGGTAAAAGTGCAGATCCAGCTGCTCCTCCTAAGAAGCCTAAACCACCTGATAAAGCTGCTCTACCTGCGGATTCCATAGTAAGACCACCTTCAGCAAATTCCATACCAGCACCTAATATAGCACCCGCATATGGGATACCTTTTACAAGGCCTTTACCTAAACCTTTACCTAAACCTTTACCTAAACCTCTACTTAAACTTCCCCCTTTTGGAGTTGGAGCTTTAGCAAATCTTCCAGTTTTTGGATCTCGATATGCTCTACCACCAGTTCCACCTCCGGTTCCACTACTAGTAGTTCCTCCTCCTCCTAAACCGGACCCACCACCTGCAATAGTTACAGGGACAGCTCCGTTTTTAGCTATAGAACCAAATATTTTGGCAAATGTTGCTATACCACCCGCTAAAGCGGTTACAGCAACAGTAGTAAGAGCGATTTTGCCTAAAGGAGAACCTGCTAATTGTTCGGCTACGGTGGCTACTTTTTCTAAAAGACCACCTACAGGACCAGCTACAACAGACGCTAAAGCATCTTTAAATTTTTCACCTGCTCTAGTTAATCTTTCTTGGGCATCAGCTTGAACATTGGCTAGTTCTAAAGATTTACCATTAAGCATTTGCTGTTCTAAAGCATTAGCTTTTTCGATTTGGCCCTTATCTCTAAGTTCTTTGATCTGGGATTGGTAAAGTTTAACCTGATCCTGATCTAGTCTTTTTATTTGTTCGGATTTAACTAATGAATCAGTTAACTCATCGGTTGTCATACCTACAGCTTTAGCTAATGCTTCCTGTTGGATAACATTTAATTTTTGGAAATCAGCTAAATCTCCAACATTTTTCATTAACTCTTGAGCAGCACCCGCAGAATCACCTTGTAAAGCTAAATATCTAGCTTTTTCTAAATTAATATCTTTACCAGTTAATAGTTCTGCTTCAAGTTCAGCTGAAATAGAATCTTCAAAATTAAGTAATTGTTTAGAAGCATTTTGAGCTTGTTGTATAGTCATACCCAATTTTTGGGTCTTGATTATTGCCTGAGAAATCAGGGCTGGGCTTCCCTTATATTGGGCAAATAATTGACCATTGACTTTAGCTACTTCAGATAATACTTTTTTATTGCTGATTACTCCTTTACGTTGTTTTCCAATAGAATTAACTATTTCTTCTTGGGTTTGTCCTGTAAGGGTAGAAAGTTTAGCAAATTCTGCAGCTTCTTCATTAGATAAACCTAAATTTTTAGTAAGTTTAAGATTATCGCTTAAAGTTTTAGATGAAAAATCGGCGGATGTACCAAAAGCATCATTTAACTGATTAGTAGCTTCTACTAAATTATTAGTAGTCATTAAAGTATCTCGAGAAGATGAGGCTATACCTCTTAATCTGTCTTGGGTTATTTTAGCTTCTGAAGAATTAATAGCTTGGTTTTTTGCTATTTGAGCCGTAATTTTACTATAATTTACTCCAATATCATATAAAGCTTTAAAAGCTTTTGTTGCTAACCCAATATAAATTAATGGATCACTTAAACTTGTTTTTAAAGTATTACCTAAAGATTTAAAGGCTGTACCTAATACTTTAGTTCTATTAGCTCCTTCTTTACTAGCTTCTAATTGGGCTTTTGCTAATGCTTCTTCGGCGTCAATAAAGTTACCTAAAATAGGAATTTTACTTATTCCCTGAAGAATTTTACCTGTGATACCCATATTCTTTTGAATTTGGGAAGCATAAGTAACTTGATCTTTTAAAAGTATATTTTGGGTCTCTACAGCTTCAGATATTTCTGTTTCAGCTTTTAATTTTTCTTGTTCAGTTAATAAACCTGCATTATATAAGGCATCTAAATTTCTTTGAGCTGATAATTGTTTAAGCTGAATGGTATATTCTGATTTTTTAATGTCAGATAATTTTGCGGAGCCCTGAGCTAGTTTTAAAGTATTACCAAGAATTTTATCAGATTCACGAGCAATTTCTTTAATACTTTTACTTAAATTTCTACTAAAAATTTCATTTACACCTGCTGCTTCATCCTTTATATCAGTTATAGCATTCTTAATGGTATTAGATAATCTATCAGCTATAGATAATAACTGATCCTCTAGATAGCCTAGTTCTTCATTGACATCTTGAATTTTCTTTTTTGGATTTTCAGCCATTAATTAAAGGTTTATTATAAATATTAAAAGGCATCATTTTTTTGATGCCTTTGTAATATAAGTTGGAGGAGATATTGTTTTTGTAAGAGATTTATTTTTTGTAGCTCCTACAGATTTCATAGCAGTTATTGACTTTTGAACATTATCTTGGTTTTCCTGATTGTTTGTCTGGTCGTAGTGAGCTTTTAACCTATTAAAAGTAAACTTACGTAACCAAATCGGCATATTATAGACTGTTTCCCAGTTATAACCGCCTTTACCATGAAAAACTATCTCGTGGAGTTGAGTAAATATAGCAGCTCTATACTCAGAAGTCAGGCCAAAAAAAGTTAAGCCCTATAGGCAATGCAGCCTCCTTTTCTGCTTCGTTTTCGTCTAAATAAGTAAACTTAAGATCTAATCCAGGAGAGGTTTGGTTTAGATATTCTCTAAATGCTTTAGTATCGCGAGCTAAAAAAGCATTATCTATAAATTCTCGTATAGTTTTATTTTCGTAATTACCATTAATAGAAGTAATCATAAATTTTAAACGTGTAGATAATTCAAAACTGCCTTTAGAATCAATTTTCTTTAATCCTTCTAGTTCTCTATCAATTTTATTTTCATCGCCATGAGTTAACAATTTAAAAGTAATATTATTACCTGAATGGGGTAGTGTAAATGGGAATTCGTTTTTACTATCAACTAAAGTTAAAGTAGATTCTTTTTCTTTTAATAAAGAAAGATCAACCGTGACTACTTCTCCATTAAATTCAAATGTATAGTCTTTTCCATAACCCAAAACACGAGCAGCCACCATTATAGCATCTTTATCTATTACTAAAATATCATCATAATTAACCTTAGTTATGATCATTGATTGTAAAAGTTTATCAATTACAATTCCTTGTTTAATATAATTTTGGTTAGTAAGAATGTCTTCTTCTCTAGCCGTCATATATTTCATTTCTATTTTTCCTTCTGCTAAAGGATGACCTTCGGGATACAATAAACCTTTTGAAGGTAGTTCAACCATTTCGGTTGGAAATTTAAATTCGCTCATAAATTTTTATTTAATAAAACTAGTTTGTCTATTATACATATAATGTAAAAAAAAAGCCTGGCATAGCCAAGCTTAAATTTAATTTTATGTAAACTTTTATTAGAAGTTTAATACACAGTAATCGGGTTGTACTGTCATTGTAATGTTTACTGCTGTATCTGCAGTATCCCAGTCATAATCACCAAAGCTAGCATCAACAATTAACGCACCTTTAATTACCCATTCAGAAACAATATCACCTACGGGTCCTAATACATCAAAAGTTAAATCTTTCTTATAAAAATCAGAATAACCATCACGTCCTGTTACTGACTCGTGGTGTAAACGTACCCACTCCATTACTGCCTGAGCACCTGAAGGAGTGATAGGATCAAATAATGTAAACTGGATAGTGCCCCAAGTGGTTTTGCCTTTAACATAACGTTGAACGTTAATGTGGTTTAGAGCTACTGCACCTTGTGATAAATTTATAGCTCCTACACCTTTAATTTCATAAGCGGGGATGCCATCAATATACATGATAAAGCGGTTCGCCTGTTTGGGTTCAAACGCTGTGAAAAATATTTCGTTTGGGTCTAATACTGCCATTTTGCTATATTGTTTATTTTATTATAAATATTACTAATTATAACTCTTATGATGGGAA